TGTTATAGGCCATGGAGTCTTAGACGTTGTAGGTTTAGTTCCAGGAATTGGAGAAATAGCAGACGGTATTAATGCAGGTTGGTATGCGGCCGAAGGAGATTATACGAACGCTGCTTTATCTGCTGCAGCAATGATCCCATTTGCGGGTTGGGGAGCTACTGCTACAAAAGTAGGAATGAAAGTAATGCCTAAAGCTACTAAGGTAATTAAAGGCACCACACAAGCTGTTAAAAAGACAAAGGTTTTAAACAATAAGGTTGGAAGATTTGCTACGGGAGAGGCTGGTAGGTTTTTAGACAAGCCAACTAAGTACGCAAGAACATGGAGAGGGACTGAAAATGTTATTGATAAAGCTTTTTCAGGGGATAGTGGCACAGGAGGTAATAAGCCTGCAACAAACAATGGTAAACCTGCCATGGATAACGGTAAGCCTAGTGAATCAATTAATAAAAACCTAGGTTCAAATAGAGTAGCACAAGGAGCGGCCTCTTGGAAAAGAGCAGTAGCTAACAATAAGTCAGGTACATCTTTAACTAATTTAATTAAGCAACGTAATAGCAACAAGAAAGGGTCGGCAGAATATGCTAAAGCTCAAAACGCTATAAACAAAGCTTACGGATCTAAAAAGCGTTACTAATATGAAAAAGATATGGGAATGGCTTACTGGTAATGTTATTAAAGAGGTTGGTGACGTTATTGATAAATTAACTACAACGAAAGAGGAGAAGCTTATAATAAAAAAGCAAATCCAAGAGATATTAGAAAAAGCTGATAACGATGCTCAGAAGCAAGTTACAGCACGCTGGGAGTCAGACATGCAATCCGATAGCTTCCTTTCAAAAAATATTAGACCCATGGTACTTATATATTTAACAGTAATATTTACTGTGTGTGCTTTCTTTGATGGCAATATAGGGGAGTTCCATATAGCTGAAGAGTATATACCAATATTTCAAACATTACTGGTTACAGCCTACGGGGCTTATTTTGTAGGTAGAAGCTGGGAGAAAGGAAAATCAATATCCACTAAAAATACGTAATAAATAAAGTAAGTATTAACAATTAAATCAAATAAAATGGCAAAAAAATTAAAAAAAGACGAACTAACTCAATTACAAGTAGCAGTAAACAAAGTTAACCAAGTGCAATTGCAAGTTGGAGGCTTAGAATTACAAAAGCATGAATTGATACATACAATGTCTTCCGCTCAAGCTGAATTAAGTAGCGTGCAGAATATACTTAAAGATAAGTATGGAGATATTAGCGTAGATATTAGCACTGGTGAGATAGCTGAGAATGGGGTTGATAAGAAAGATTAGTATCGGAAGAGACTATAAAAATGATGCCATGCACTATTCTGTTGGACAGGAAGTGTATGGTAATCACATTATAGACAGTATAATAGAGGAGGAAGATAAGTACTCTATCTATATAATAAAAGCCAAAGAGGTGTTACCTTGGAAAGACTTCAATAAAAATATGGCGATAGCTGTAGAATACAATTTACAATATTGATGAGAGGGCTATTTGATTTTATAATCGAACCTAAAGACCAAAGATATAATAATGTAAAGCATGTAAACGAAAGTGAGCTTATACTTAATACAGAATTACAAAACCACCAATATGTAAGTCGACAGGGGATTGTTTTGGCAGAGCCATCGGTTAACGAGACTAATATAAAAAAAGGTGATACAGTAATATTACATCATAATGTTTTTAGACGTTTTAGAGACGTTAGAGGCAAAGAAAAAAACGGGAAGAGCTATTACTCAGATAACGTGTATATAGTTTCTCCAGATCTTATATTTGCTAAAGTCGAAGACAATACGATAAAGCCTCTACCAGGGTTTAATTTTGTTAAGCCTATAAAAGAAAATAAAATGTTTTCTATTGATTTTGAAAAACCTTTAATAGGTGTGCTAAAATACAAAGATACTAACCTAGAAGTTATGACCGTTGGTGACTTAGTGGGATTTAGCCCGGGGACAGAATATGAGTTTTTAATAGAAAATGAAAAACTATATAGAGTTCCTACTAATCAAATTACAATTAAATATGAATATCAAGGAGACGAAGAAGAATATAATCCAAGCTGGGCACAAAGCAGTTGAGGAATTAATAAAGGTAGCCAAAGAAGCTATAGTTGATTCAGACGACGATATATCAGCAGACAGATTAAAAAATGCAGCAGCTACAAAAAAACTAGCTATATTTGATGCTTTTGAGATATTGAATAGAATACAAGACGAGGAAAACTTATTGGAGGATAAGCCAAAGGAAGATACAAAACCTAAGGCTTTTAGCGGGTTTGCTGAAAAAAGATCAAGATAATGTATCAGCAAAATCTATACAGCGTAATAACCCCTATAAAAGAGACTACAATCTCTAGGCTTAACAAAGCTAATAAGTGGGCATACGGATACAACAAAGAGCACGACGTTGTTGTTATAAGTAAAACGGGAAAGATCGGCGAAATATACAATATACAAAACCTTAAGATAGCTTTACCTAAAACCCCAGCTAAAATCAGTAAAGCAAATACTGAGTGGACGCCAGAGGAGTACCCGGCAGAGCTAAAGCAAATACAAAGCGTATTCGACTGGAGAGATTATCCGGATGATTTTAAGGAAAAATGGGAACCTTATATAGATGAACAATTCAAATACAGAGACGAAGGCCATTGGTTTAATAATAAAGGCGTGGGCACTTACATTACTGGTACTCACTTTATGTACTTGCAGTGGTCCAAGATTGATGTTGGGAGACCAGACTTTAGAGAGGCAAACAGATTATTCTTCATATTCTGGGAAGCTTGCAAAGCAGATAGACGTTCTTATGGAATGTGCTATCTTAAAAACCGTAGATCGGGATTCTCTTTTATGTCCTCAGCTGAAACGGTTAACCTTGCGACAATATCCTCGGATTCACGGTTCGGCCTATTGTCCAAATCTGGTTCCGATGCTAAAAAAATGTTCACAGATAAGATTGTACCAATTTCCGTTAACTACCCGTTCTTCTTCAAACCGATCCAAGACGGTATGGACAGGCCAAAGACTGAACTTGCCTATAGAATCCCAGCCAGTAGACTCACTAGAAAATCTATACAGAATAAACAAGATCAGGAACTCCTCGAGGGTCTTGATACCACGATCGACTGGAAGAACACGGGGGACAACTCCTATGATGGAGAAAAACTTAAACTCCTCGTCCATGATGAATCGGGGAAGTGGGAAAGACCGGACAACATCCTCAACAACTGGAGGGTCACAAAAACAACATTAAGATTAGGTAGTAGAGTTATTGGTAAGTGTATGATGGGTTCAACATCAAATGCTTTAGATAAAGGAGGAGAAAACTTTAAAAAATTATATAATGATTCTGATGTTTCCCAAAGAAATAGAAATGGACAAACCAAGTCAGGACTCTATTCTTTGTTCATTCCTATGGAATGGAATTACGAGGGATTCATTGATTCTTTTGGAATGCCTGTCTTCGATACACCATCAGAACATTGTGAGGACCACAATGGAGACGTTATTGACATCGGAGTAGTTGAGCACTGGAATAATGAAGCCGAAGGATTAAAAGGCGACCAGGATGCTCTGAATGAGTTTTATAGACAGTTTCCTAGAACAGAGGAGCATGCCTTTAGAGATGAAACAAAAAACAGTATATTTAATTTAGTTAAAATATACGAACAAATAGATTACAATGAAGACCTAGCTAATTCAGCGGTAGTTACGACTGGTAGTTTTTCTTGGGAAAATGGCATAAAAGACAGTAAAGTCAAGTTTACGCCAAATCCGAACGGAAGGTTTAAAGTAAGTTGGATACCTTCAGCCAGTGTCCAGAATAATCAATTTATAAAGAACGGCAGAAAATCACCAGGTAATGAACATATAGGTGCATTCGGATGTGACAGTTATGATATATCCGGAACAACAGACGGTAGGGGATCTAAAGGTGCTTTGCATGGATTGACTAAGTTTAGTTTAGAAGATCACCCACCTAATGCTTTCTTTTTAGAATATATAGCAAGACCTCAAACAGCTGAAATGTTTTTTGAAGACGTGCTAATGGCTTGTGTGTTTTACGGTATGCCTCTACTGTGCGAAAACAATAAGCCGCGTCTTTTATATTATTTTAAAAGAAGAGGGTATAGAGGATACTCAATGAATAGGCCGGATAAGATATGGAATAAACTATCTGTAGCAGAAAAAGAAATAGGGGGAATACCTAATTCAAGTGAAGATATAAAACAAGCACACGCTGCAGCTATAGAATCATATATAGATCAATATATAGGACTAAAATCAGATGGCCAATATGGCAATATGTATTTTAACGAAACCTTAAACGATTGGGCTAAATTCGATATAAATAAAAGAACAAAGTTTGATGCAGCTATAAGTTCAGGTTTAGCTATAATGGCTTGCAATAAAAATTTATATAAGCCGGTTCCACAAATGCAAAAAAGAAAGTTAAATTTAAAAATAGCTAAATACACCAATAGCGGTGCATTTTCGAAATTAATAGAAAAATAAATATATGGCTGAGTCAGTTATAAAATCTTATTTTCCGAGTCAAGTAGCAAGCGATGAAGAAAAAATGTCATTAGAATATGGCAAGAAAATCGGTAATGCTATTGAAAGCGAGTGGTTCTCTTCGGATAACGGTATTGGTAGATTCAGAAGTAATCAAAACACTTTTCATAACTTAAGGTTATATGCAAGGGGTGAACAACCTGTGCAAAAATATAAAGATGAATTATCTATAAATGGAGATTTATCTTATCTTAATTTAGATTGGAAACCTGTACCAGTGGTTCCTAAATTTGTTGATATTGTTGTTAACGGTATATCTGAGAGATCATTTGATGTTAAAGCTTATTCTCAAGACCCATTTGGTGTTGAAAAAAGAACTAGATATATGGAGTCTCTAATAAGAGACATGGAAACAAAAGATCTAAACGAGTTTGTAAGAAAAGAATTTGGGGTTGATTTATTCGAAAATGCTCCTGACGTTGTACCTAGAAATAAAGAAGAGTTGGAGGTTCACATGCAACTTACTTACAAGCAACAAGTTGAAATAGCTGAAGAGCAAGCTATAAATGTATTGCTAGAGGGTAATAAATACGACTTAACTAAAAGACGATGTAATTACGATCTAACCACTATAGGTATAGGTGCCGTTAAAAATACATTTAGCAAATCAGAGGGAGTAGTTGTAGACTACGTAGATCCTACTAACCTAGTG